TTTATTTATTTTTTTATTTTTAAATTTTTTATTTATTTTTATTTATTTTTTATACACTAAACATAACTAAAATATAATACAATAATAAAATTGTATAAGTAATTTAGTTGCTGTATGCTAGACCTCCCATACCACTCATTACACGGAGTACGTTGAAGTTTGTGGCATAGATTTTTACGAATGCATCATCGTTGTTTGCGGCTGATGTAATTGTAAGTTGTAAGGTTGCGTTGTCAATTCGGGACATGTTGGCTGTTCCGGATGGTTGGTGCATTTCTGGGTTTAGAGCAAATGAGTATACGTTGATACCGGTTGCTGGGATGTTTGTGTGATGTTGATATGGTTGTACTTCATTGAAGTATCGTCCTTTACGCTCACTGAAACGGTCATGTCCGTTAAGTTGTAATTTGGCAGTTGAGGTTGGGTTTACACCTGTTGCTGGGGTTGCACTATCGGTGTAGTTGTTTCCTTTTCTGTCTGATGCAGATTGGACTACCCAGATTAATTCTTTACATGGGTGGTTGAATGAAAGTTTTACTTTGTTGTTTACACCAGATAATGATTCATCACCAGTGAATTGTAATTGTTCAATTAGATATTCGTGGGATGTTTGTGCGAATTTTCTGCGCTCATCAGTATCTAAGAAGATATAGTCAATGTATAGGGAAGCATCAGTTAATGATGGTACTGAAGCATATGCTGGTTTTGATGCACTTACTAAGTTTGTGAATGATTCAAACTCAACTGAGAGTTTTACTTCGTGGTATTGTAAAGCGATTAATGGTAGAGCTAGACCTTCATGACGGCAGAACCAGAATTGTAATGGGATGTATAATTCGTATGCTGCTAGGGTTTCAGTATCTGCTGCACCAGTTGTTGTTAATGATGCTACATTACCAATCATACTGTTGTAACCAGACTCGTGTCCTTTTGTGGTTGTGAGGGATGACCAGATGGATAACCAGGTACCGTAGTGTTTATCGATACGTTGTCCACCGATTTCTACTTCTACTGATTTGATTAAGAAGTGTCCTACTTCTTCTACCCAAGCGAAACCTGATGCACCGGATGCGGTGACAGCTGGTAGAGTTGCTTGTACGTAACATTTTGTGATTAAATCACCAGTACGTGCTACTGTTGCTGTTACTTTGCGGTCAAATCCTACTGAACCGGAAAAGGTGTTTTGGATTGATTGCATTGAGAAGTTTGTGTGTCGTTTGTATAAGTGTTTGAAAAAGGTAATTTGTGGGTTACCAGTTAAATATACGTCTTGAGCTCCGTAAGCTACTAATTGCATGAGACCTCCACCTGACATTGTGTTGTTGTTTTATATTATACTATACTATAATATTTTAATTTTTAAACGAAAATAATTTTTATTAAACTTAATTTAAATTGATAAAATAGTATTAATGACGATTTAATTAATAATTAATCGGTAGTTAAACGGTTAATGTCGATTATATCGACTTTAATTTTTTTATTTAATTTAATTAATTAATTTAATTTTACTCTAAAATTTGTAAAAAATGGATAAAATGTTAATTTTTTACATTTTTATTAATCCCAATATAAATATTTTTTGACATTTACAGTTATTGGGGATTTACATATAATTTCTATTTTTTGTTTTTTATCTTTTTCTTTTATTATTTTATTTTGATAAATTGATTTTGGAATTCCATAACGTAAGTCAGGAAATTTTGTTAATTTTATTAAAGTTAATTTAATCCCTCCTTCTTTATTAAAAAATTTTTCATCAATATTAGAATAATCATATAATGTTGTTTTAAATTGTATATTAAAATGTCTCCCAAAATATTGAAATATTTTTTTAGTATTTGGAATTACAATAAATGTACAATTATAAATTACATTTTTTATTGAAAGATGAGAAACATATGAAATATCATGATAAATCTCTTTTATTTCTGGTAAAAATACTTTAATATTATTAGAATGATTTATTTGACGAACATATTCATAAATTATATTCTCAATATCTTCTGGTAAAAAACTTAAATTCCAATAATCCATTATTAAATAAATTTATTATAAATAATATAATAAATTTTAATTCATTTTTCCACGAATTGCTGTTTGTGGATAATAATTTATAATTTTAAAATCTTTATATCTAAAATTTTCGATTTCTGTAATATTTTTATTTAACTTTATTCTTGGTTGAACATATGGATTTCTTTTTAATTGAGTTTCACATTGTTCAAAATGATTTTTATAAATATGAGTATCACCCATAAAATGAGTAAATTCTTTTGGTTTATAACCACAAATTTGACCTAACATATGTGTTAGAATAATTGCAGATACTGCATTATAATTATTTGCTAAAAAGTAATCACTTGACCTTTGATATAAACAACTTGAAATTTCTTTTGTTCTTGGATTAACATAAAATTGATATACCAAATGACATGGAGGGAGTGTTGCGTCATTTAATTGTTGTGGATTCCAATATGAAAATAATATTCTTCGACTTTCTGGATTATGTCTTAATAAATCAATTACATATTTTAATTGGTCAAAACCTTTTCCTTCATATGAATCTTCACAAGTTGTATATGATGCATTAAAATGTCTTAATTGATGACCATAACCAGCACCAATATCTCCTTCGGGTAGATGATTTAATCCCCTATTATCTAAAAATTCTCTTGTTGTATTTCCATTCCAAATTGGTATTTTTTTCTCTTGTAATTTACGAGCATCTGTACTTCCAGAAATAAACCATAATAATTCTTCAATAATAAATCTAATTGGAACAAATTTAGTTGTTAATAATGGTAATTTTCCATCACTAATATCATATTTTAATGATTCTCCAAATAAAGAATGTGTTCCAACACCAGTTCTATCTATTTTTTCAATTCCATTTAATAATATTTTATGCATTAAATCTAAATATTTATTTTCTGATTGATTTATAATTTTAAATTGTCTAAAAGAAACTGGAAATAATTTTTTACTATTTTTATCTTCATAAGTTAAAGTTTTTGTTTTATAAATTTTAAAGTTATCTTCATATTTTGGAAAATATTTATCAACATTTGAAAATGAATTATGTATTAAAGTTTCATAAATTTCAGATATTAAATCTCTTTCTAAAAATGTTCTATATACTAGTTCTCCACCAATAACATAACACCGTTCTATCTTTTTTTTATTTTTTTCAACATAATTTAATATTTTATCAATATCATCAAATACTTCAATACCCTCAGTTTTATTCATTGTTGATGATAAAACTATATTAATTCTATTTTTTAATGGTCTAAACTTTTCTGGTATTGATAAATAAGTATTTCGTCCCATAATAACACAATTTTGTTTTTCTTGTTTATTTACATTGGTAGTTAAATCAGTAAAGTATTTCATTTCTTCACTAATATTCCAAGGTAATTTATTTTTGTATCCAATTCCACGATTTAAATCACGAGCAACTACTATACGGAACATTTTATTTATATATATATTTAAAAATATATTTAATAATTATCTTAAAATTGATTAAAATGTTAATATATAATATAAATCATTTAAAACGATGAGTTCAGATTTAAAAAAAGAAATTACAAATTATCCAGAAGATATTGAAAATATTATTCATTATTATTATCATCAACTTAAATATAAAGATATTATGATTCATTTAAAATATCAAGTTATCTTAAATAATATGAAATTATTAACTAAATATAATAAAAGAAGTAATGAATTAATTTTAGAATTAAATCAAATAAATACTACAGTTACAAATCAAACTACAAGAGCTGTTAATAGAGAAGAAATTATACATTTTGAAACTATAGAAAAAGAATTAGTTGAATTAATAAAAAAAGTTGATTTCTTAATAAATGATACTAATATCTTAGCAGAAAGAAAAGAAACCCATCTTTAAAATTATTATTTATATGTAAATATCAAGATTAAAAATATTCAAAATCTCCACCATCAAATAAACCAATCTTAATTTGGATTTTTATTTTTTTTATTAAAACTCTGGGTAAATAATTATTATATTGTTTTTAAAATCATTAATAAGATTTATAATCAAAATAAAAATAAATATAATTTTTAAAGTAATTAAAAATTATAATACTTTAGATTTATACTAATAATCAATGAAAGTTATCAAACGAAATGGACAACAACAAGATGTTTTTTTTGATAAAATTACATCAAGGATAAGAAAATTAAGTTGGGGATTAGATAAATCAATTGACCCAATATCTATAGCTAAAGAAATCTGTAGTAATATTTATGATGGTATCTTAACAACAAAAATTGATACATTATTAGCAGAAATAATTGCTCATAAAATTACAATCCATCCAGATTATGCATTATTAGCAGCAAGAGTTGAAATTTCCAACCTACATAAAGAAACAGATAAAAAGTTTTCTGATGTAGTAGAGAAATTATATAATTATATTAATCCAAAAACAAATGAAAAAGGACCATTAATTTCAGATAATGTTTATAATATAATTCAAAATAATAAAGATATAATAGATGCTGCAATAATATATGCACGAGATTTTTCATATGATTATTTTGGGATTAAAACTTTAATGAGGGCATATTTATTAAAAATCAATGGGAAAATAATAGAACGACCTCAACATATGTTAATGAGAGTTTCAATTGGTATTCATGGAGATGATATTAAATCTGCAATTGAAACATATAATATGATGAGTATGAAATATTTTACACATGCAACACCAACATTATTTAATGCAGGAACACCACGACCACAATTATCATCATGTTTTTTATTACAAATGAAAGAAGATTCAATTGAAGGTATATATGATACATTAAAACAAACTTCACATATTTCAAAAAATGCAGGAGGTATTGGAATTGCAATACATAAAATAAGAGCGAATGGTTCATATATAAAAGGAACAAATGGAACATCAAATGGAATTATTCCAATGTTAAGAGTGTTTAATAATACAGCAAGATATGTTGACCAAGGAGGAGGAAAACGGAAAGGTTCATTTGCGATGTATTTAGAACCATGGCACGCAGATATATTTGAATTTTTAGATTTACGAAAAAATCATGGAAATGAAGAAGATAGATGTCGTGATTTATTTTTAGGATTATGGATACCAGATTTATTTATGAAAAGAGTTGAGAAAGATGGAATTTGGTCATTAATGTGTCCAGATGAATGCAAAGGATTATATGATTGTCATGGAGAAGAATTTGAAAGATTATATGAAAAATATGAAAATGAAAGAAAATATCAAAGACAAGTTAAGGCAAGAGATATATGGAATGCAATTCTTCAATCACAAATTGAAACTGGAACTCCATATATGTGTTATAAAGATGCATGTAATAAAAAATCAAATCAAAAAAATCTTGGAACAATACAATCATCTAATTTATGCACTGAAATAATGGAATATACATCACAAGATGAAGCTGCAGTATGTAATCTTGCATCAATTGCATTACCAAAATTTATAAAAGATGGAGAATTTGATTTTAATAAATTAGGAAAGATTACAAAAATTATTACAAGAAATCTTAATAAAATAATTGATATAAATTATTATCCGGTAAAAGAAGCACAAAACTCAAATTTAAAACATAGACCGATTGGTATTGGTGTCCAAGGACTAGCAGATGCATTTATTATGTTAAAAATACCTTTTGAAAGTGAAAAGGCAAAAGAATTAAATAAATTAATATTTGAAACAATATATTATTATGCTTTAGAAACATCAATGTCATTAGCAAAAGATGAAAAACCATATTCATCATTTCAAGGTTCTCCTGCATCAGAAGGTATTTTACAATTTGATATGTGGAATGTAATTCCATCAGATAGATATAATTGGAATAATTTAAAAGATAAAATAAAGAGATATGGATTAAGAAATAGTCTTTTATTAGCACCAATGCCAACCGCATCAACTTCTCAAATATTAGGAAATAATGAATGTTTTGAACCATATACATCAAATATTTATGTAAGAAGAACACTTGCAGGAGAGTTTGTATGTATAAATAAACATTTAATTAAAGATTGTATCAACTTAGGTATATGGTCTCAAAAATTAAAAGATAAAATTATTATTGCAAATGGAAGTATTCAAAATATTGAAGAAATACCAAATGATTTAAAACAAATTTATAAAACAGTTTGGGAAATATCACAAAAAACAATTATTGATATGGCAGCAGATAGAGGTGCCTATATTGACCAATCACAATCATTAAATATTCATATGACAGGAATTAATTATGGAAAATTAACATCAATGCATTTTTATGGATGGAAGAAGGGTTTAAAAACAGGAATGTATTATTTAAGAACAAAAGCGGCAACAGATGCAATTAAATTTACAATTGAAAAAGAAGAAAAAAAAGAATTAAGTATTGAGAAACAAAAATTAGTATGTTCATTACAAAATAAAGAAGATTGTTTAATGTGTGGTTCATAAATATTAAAATATAAAAATTACATTTTAATTTAAATATAATTTATAATCTTGTCGAATAATTTTTTTAATATTTCTATTTTCATTTCGTAATTTTTTTATTTCATTGACACAGAAATTAATATTATAAGAAATTTCTTTAACTTCTTTAATTTTTACAAAAAAATTACAACTATTTAACAAATCATTTAAATAAGTTAATCTTTTTGAAAAAAAATGTTTATCTTCTTTTAATTGTTTAATATTAATTTTATTATTATTAATAATTTTAAAAAGTTTATCTAATGTATCTAAATCATTTTTATATGAAATAATAATATTTTCAATATCTTTTGGTAAAAAATTGAATGACATTTTAATATATTGTTATAATTTAATTTTTTTAAATAAATCAAAAAATAAGTCCATTACAACAATCTATTTTTTTTAATTAATAAGAATCTGAAATAATCCCCTCATACATATATCCATGTTCGGGATGTTCAGATACTACGCATGTATCATGGCCTTTGAAACACCATAATTCCCATACATCTTCATTTAATTCATAAGTATATTCTGCTTTTTCATATTGTTTTAATTCTTCTTTTAATTTCTGAAATCTTTTTCCATATTGTTCGATTTCAGATACATTTTGTTTGATAATTTCTTCAATTTCTTTTGGTAAGAAATCTAAAGACATCTTTCGTTATTCTTGTTTTAGAGTATAAAGTTCGTTATACAATAAATATTGATTTTATAACTCCATACAAAATCAATTTTAATTTTAATATTTAAATCAAGTCCCCTTTATAAACTTGTTTTTAAAAAATATAATTATTTTTAAATATGATGAATATAAAATTCTTCAATTGATTGTCTATCTGATTCATATAGTAGTCGAGCACTTACTAATTGTTGTCGTATTAATTCTATTTCTGAATCATATGAATGATGTTGATTCATCATTCTATCTTGAGCTCGATTTGCCATAATTTGTGAAATAGATTGTTCTATCATATCTAATTGAACTTCATATTGTGGTAGTCCTCGTCTATGTATTTGTCCTCGTCCTCGTCGCCGTTGTCGCCGTTGTCGCCATGGTATTATTTCTTGTAATATATTTTTTCTACACATTGGACAACTATTATTGTCTCTGCACCAAGTTGTAATACATTCTTTACAAAAAGAATGTCCACATGAAGTTGTTTTTTTGTTAGTTATTTCGCACATACAAATTGAACATTCTTCATTTTTTTCTTGTTTTTTCTCTTCTTGTTCTTGTTCTTGTTCTTGTTCTTGTTCTTGTTCTTGTTCTTGTTCTTGTTCTTGTTCTTGTTCTTGTAAATTATTTATAAGTCTAACTAATTCTGTTTTTCTTAATTTTGAGTATCCGCGAATACCCATTGCTTTACAAATATTTTTCAGTTCTTTAACTGTTAAATTCGACATTATGTAATATGAGTTTAATATTCTAAATAAAAATCAATTTTTAATTATTTTTCATTTGGATTATCTCAATATTATTTTTATTTTCAATAATATTAATAATACCAATTATTTTGTGAAATGAATTAAAAAATTCATCTTGAAATGTTGATTGATGAATTTTTAATCCATTAAAACTAGTTGAATATTTTATTATATATAATAGATTATTATTTTTATATGTATATTTTGAACACATTTTACTTGATTTATAATTTAAACTTTTTATATGTTTAAGAGTTTTATTAAACTTTAAACTATGTTCATATTGTTCAATAATATTTTTATAATTGATAATAATATTTTCTAATTCTTTTGGTAAAAAATCCAAAGACATTTTATTAAAATTATTTATTTAATAAAATTATATAAAATCAATTTTAAATAAATGGAAACATTTCCAAAAGTTATAGAAGATATTATAATAGATTATAAAAATCAAATTGAAGAAATTGAATATAATAATTTTCAAAAAGATATGAATAAAAAAATAAAACTAGTTCAAAAATTAATATTATTATTAATTATTTATATATTATGTCCATTATGGTTACAACTTATTATATTTATATTACGACTTAAATATCAAGATAATAAATAAAAAATATATTATTAATAAAATAAATAAAATTGATATTATATAAATAATTAGTATAGTTTATTTTTATTATGGATTATAAAATAGAATATCTTAAAAGAGACGAAAAATTAATAACAAATCTTGATAAAACAATTATCATTAATAAAATTTTATTCAAACAAATCGTTAAAGAGAAAAAAAGGATTGATTTAATTCCAAGTGATAAATGGAAATTAATTCGAACAATAATAACAGATTATGAATTTGTTGGTAATAATAAATATCATAGTATTAAAAAATTAAAAGATAATCATGCAATTAGTAGAGCATATTATAAATTATGGGAAATATTAAGTGTATTTGAAAATGAAATGAATGTAAAAACAAGTCATAAAGAAGGAATGAATATGTTAGGATTAGCAGAAGCCCCAGGTGGATTTATTCAATGTGTAATTGATTATAGAAAAAATAAAAAAGATAATTTTTATGGAATATCATTACGAGATGCAGAAAATAATAGAATACCGTGGGTTGCAAAATTATTAAAAGAGAATAATATTCATATTCTTTTTGGGGATGAAAAAAGAAATCATGATGGTAATTTATATAATCCAGAAATTATTACATTTTTTGATAAATATTATAAAAACAATAAAATGGATTTAGTTACCGCAGATGGTGGATTTTTAATTTCAATGAAAGAAGAGAACCAAAAAGGACAATTACACAATCAATTATTTTTATGTGAAACATATATGGCATTAATTACATTAAAAAATGGGGGACATTTTGTTTTAAAGGTATATGACCTTAATAATAAATTTATGATTGATTTAATTTATATTTTATCAAATATATTTGAAATAGTTCATACTTTTAAACCAGTAACATCAAGAGAGATGAATAGCGAACATTATTTAGTATGTATTAATTTTAACCAAAAGAAATTTACTAAAAAAATCAAATCTACTTTATTTAAAGTAATTAAGACATTATGGAATGATAAAGATATTATCTTAACGAGTTTAATTAATGAAAAGAATAAAGATTATAAGAAAGTTCTAAATCAAGTCAAGAACTATAATATTAAAAATATGTCAAACCAATTAGATAAACTAACTGATGCAATTAAATTATCAAAGAATGATAATTTTCAATTAAAACAAAAAATAAAAGATATTCATCGTAAAAAATCAAAATATGCTTATTCATGGATTGAAAAACATAATTTTTAATATAACGTAATTTAAAACAGATATATAAAATATATCTGTTTTATGTTTTTATAATTATAATATGAAACTTTTTTAAATCAAATGTTTCAAAATTCATATTAATATTTTCTTTAAATACTTCAAAATAAAAATTATTTGGAACTTTTAAGCAGATATATTTAGTATATCTACAAATGTCATTACATATTTCATAAATATGTTTATTATTAAGTTTTAATTCACATGAATTTTTATTTTTATAATTTTTACCACTCCAAGGTAAATCTAAATAAATTATATCTTGAAAACTCATTCTAATAATTTTCAAACAATCTGCGTTGTATAATTGATAATTTTTGAAAGAATATAATTTAAGATTATCTTTAAGAAATCCAAATCTTTCCGGGCATAATTCAATTGCATTAACTTGTTTAAATGTTTTACAAAAATTAATTGTATCTCCTCCAACACAAGCACATCCATCTGTGATAACAAGTTCATTAAGATTTCCAATTTTTTCTTTCATTAAATCAATAATCTTTAATGAATATTTGAAAGGTGTAATTGAATAAATTGCAACACTATCAATTTTTATTCTTTTTAAATAATAATCATTTGGGAAATCAAATTCATTAAATAAATATTTTAAATGTTTCCAGGATAATTTTTTTTGATTCATTATTTAAATTAATTAATATATAACTTATTGATATTAAGATAATCAATTTTAATTTAAAATAAATACTATATAATAATATAAATTGATTAATGAATTTAAAAGTTAATTTAGAAGAAGATTTTCTTGATGATGTATCATATAATTCATTTAATCCAGAAGAAATATCATTCTTTGACCAATTACCAGAAGAATTACAAGATATTGTATCATCAATTGAAAAAAAATCAATTGGTCAATGCCCACGACTTGATAAAAGTAATATTATTTCACCTAGTGCATTTGGGTCTATTGAGATTAGTAAAAATAAAGTTAAAAAAGTATTAAATTTAATACCAGAAAAATCAAGAAAAATATTAATAAGAGATTATGGATTTTTAAAGAAAAAATCACAATTATATTTTTTAATTAATCGTCTTGATAATTATTGTAGTGATATACGAAAATTTATTTCATATACAAAAAAATATTTTCCACATAATTTTTTACAAATTTATAATTGTGATATTTGTCAAAGTAATACTGAAAATATGATAAATGTGTATGTTGAAATGGGAGTAGGACATGGTATTACATTTAAAAATTTTATAAAAAGAACTAAAAATCAAAAAGAAATATTAAATATAATTGTACAAATATTATATATTTTTTTAACATTAAATACCAATAATATTTATCATAATGATTTAAAACCAGCAAATATTATAGTTGGAGTTGCAAATACTGAAATCAAATATAGATATTTATTAAATAATAAAACAAGAGAAATGATAACTTTAAAAATTAATAAGGGAGATTATTATCCAATTATTATTGATTATGATTTATCATCATTAGGAGAATCAGTATATGTAGAATCAAGTGATTTTGTTTCACCTGGTTCTCCCGATACATCTTTTCTTATAAATTATATAATGAAAATGAAATCAGTTAATAAAGATTTAAGAAAAATATTATACGATTTTCCACTTTTTTTTAAATCGGAAGAAATTACTCAAAAATTACCATTAGTATATAAACATTTAAAAGAAATGACAACTCATAGTATAAACTTTAAATAAATTAAGTAATAAAATTTATTATAAATAATAGATTTTATTTAATGAATTCATCTGATATATTTGTAGAAAAATATAGACCATCTACATTTAAT